ATAGTTGAATGTTAAGTTCAGTTACTTTTTTAGTTATAGTATTACGACCATACCCTAAAACTATAGCTGTTTCTTGACGTCTATTTTCATTAAACTCAAGTGCAGTTTTGATTAACACATGTTCTGCATCAGCTCCGATATTTTTAATCGCAGGATCTTTATTAACTAACAATTGAATAACTTCGGCACGCAATAAATCTTTCCAAGATTTATTAGGACCGGTTACAAGTTGTTGATAGTCTTTTACTTGACTTTCGAGAGATTTAATTTTGTCTTCTAGCCCGTTAATATAATCGTCAATTTGTGCTAGAGTTAAATTTTTTGTATCCATAATAACTCCTTAAATAGTAATGTATTGTAACTTAAACTTATCATGCATGTGTTCTCCAGGATATCCTCTAGAATTGTTTAGCATAACACATTCGTTAACAATTGGTGTTTTTGGATCGTGTTGATGTCCAAAGAAAGCATAATCAAAATTAGTTAATAAATGATCTAAATTAGATCCAAACAACCCATTCATAATAGGATCATTTTTATAATGATCAGCAGTTGTTTGCATCGATGGTGAATGATGAGTAATTAAAATATTGTTGTCATAACCAGCCTTGTCAACATGTTCCACCCATTTAACAAAGTGTTTATGACGTGCAAGTATGTCGGGTACACTAACACGAGCTTCGCCATTAAAAATAACTCGATAGTCATTTATTAATGTAGGTGCGCGTATTAATGTAAATGGATCTTCATTATTATAATCAGTCCATAATGTACCGCCTACAAACAAGTTATTATCGATGACTATATAGTCACCGTTGAGAATATGAAAGTTTTCGTATGGAAGTAATTCTTTCAATGTATCTATTGCTTCGTCAATCGACGAACCATAATATTCATGATTTCCCATAACCATAAGCACATGCTTAAACTTATCAGTAACAGTATCAAAGAAATTTGTAATATCGTCACCATCACTTGTTCTAGTTGATTCTGTAATTCTTTTAAATCTTGATACATTAAGTATATCTCCAGCTAAAATTAGCACATCTGCAGGTTCAATATCGTCTAAGATTAATGGTTCAAATTCAAAATGTAAATCTGATGCATAAGCAATTTTCATATTCTCTCCTACAATCTATAAACAACTCTACCCTTGTTAAGATCGTATGCGCTAACTTCGATCTTAACTTTGTCACCAGCAATAACTCTAATCTTGTGCCGTTTAAGCTTCCCGCTTGTATAGCACACTAATTCATGTTCAGATTGATCTATTTTAACTCTAAACATGTTACCCGGTAACACTTCATTTACTTTTCCTGTAAATTCAATTATATCTTCTTTGCTCATATATCTCCAATGTTAGTATTTGTGAAAGCTGCCTTGAAAGCAATGACGAAGTTCATGTCCAAATGTCCAGTAGTCTGGAGTTCTTGATGTCATAATAAGACATGAATCGCCAAATATTGTAGTAGTCCAAAATGAACACGCTTCGATCGGTTTAGGATAACCACTAAACCCTCGACGTTTACTTTCTTTGTCGCACCCTGCTCTAATATCATCTACTTGAACCCATTTGACAGTTGTTTTATCTGTAAGATTAGTTTTTGCAGAAAACTTATCATATGGTGATTCAGCGGCAGTTGCAGTAATTGCAGTTAAGAACAATGTAGCAAAAAAAGCATGTTTCATAGTAGTTACCCCGTGTGCTGTAAATAAAGTAATATTATAGTACATTTTGTGTGCTACGTCAAACTTTATTTAGCTCTTTTACTTGTGCAATCATATCATTTAATAACACTGGTCTATAGTCATGATGCTCAACACAAACATTAACATATCTAGGATCAGGAACATCACCGTCCATTACTAGGTTACTATGCAAATGACCATGTAGCTGTCCGCTCCATCTATTCAGTTCACTTGGGTGAATTGGAATATGACTCATTAACACATTTTGTTGAACATGGTATGCTCTAATATCTCTAAAGTAAGGAGTATACTCATTAAGTCTAAAGATATCGTGGTTGCCTTTGATAAGAACCATATCTTTACAATGTAATCTTGCTAACGTTGACAACGCTCTGCGATTAATTGCAACATCACCAAGAATGTACAATTTGTCAGTTGGTTTAACAGTTTCGTTGAACCGTTTAATAAGTTCTTCATCCATCTCTTCGTAGTTATCCCACGGACGAACTGGTTTACCAGTTGATGATATAAATTTACAAATTCCAACGTGTCCAAAGTGAGGATCAGACGTTACCCATACATCTTGCATTAGTTCTCCTATACATGCCAAATTTCAGCAAAGCCTTCTTCTTCAGATGGCATTTGAAAAATACTAGTCATCGATGCAATAACTGCATCGGATATGTTTTTGCCTGGACGACTTGCTAATCGTCTTGTAAGTTCATCAGGGTCTGGTGTAGAAAATACTACAGCAATCTTTTTATAACATAGAAACAGTTTTAACTTGTTAGCTCGCGACTTAACTGTTAAATTAGTTTGATCCCATATTGCATCGGTTTCTGCCACATTTGTAGTGATTGCTCGTTTGTTTAATAGTTGAGTTGCAGTTTTAACATAATCATCAAAAACTTCATTGTATGTTTTTCCAACTGACACTGCATACTCCTCTATAAACTTGTCTGAGCTAAGATACACACAATTCTTAGCCCAACTTTGATTGTTAACCCATGTAGACTTACCTGAACCAGGTACACCTACTAACATATAAAGTGTATTCATGTTTATTCCTTATTGTTTTTTTAATTCCCAAGTTTCCATTGCTAGCTTTGTTGTAACAGGAGACTTACCGTGAATAAAATTAAGTTGGTTACCGCTATCACTTACAACAAAGTATAATGGATCAGCATTACCGCCCATTTGGCCAACACACGATGTATTATCAAACACATATAATGTTGAACCTGTTACATCAGGTTGTGCTGGACGTCCGTTACCAGTTGCAGCAAAATACGATCTTACTACAACCATATTAGTATTAGTTACAGTTACCGACATAATTTGACTTTCCATATAACCAATAACCGGGATCTTGTTAATAAATTGTTGTTCAGTATATTGGCCGTAGCCTACATATTTACCAATTATTGTTTTAGGACAAGTTGCATGTGCAGTTAATGTAGTTAATCCAAGTGTTGCTGCTAAAAGTAAACGTTTCATGTGCGCTCCTGTGTAGTTATTAAGTATGCATATATTATATTATTGTACATTGCAATTGTCAATAAATATTTACATGAAACCACGAGATTTAAACATCATACTTAATAGATTAAGACAGTCTGCTAAAAAACGCGGAATTGAATTTAATTTAAAAACTACTGATTTAGACGAAATTGGAATTCCAATCTCATGTCCTATTTTAGGAATACCGTTACATTGGCATAATGGAAAAGCTGAAGACGATTCTTATTCTATTGATAGAATAGATTCAAATAAAGGATATGTGAAAGATAATATACAGTTTATGTCTGTAAAGGCAAATCGCGCCAAAAACAACTTAACAAGCGCAGAACTAAAGTTACTTAGTACATACTATAAATAAAAAAATGCGCTTGTTACAGCGCATTTAAATGTTGTTAAATTATAATTATTTTATATGTGTTTACGTTACGCTTACGGCGCAACATAAAATGCAACATCAGTTGTTTCTAATACAGCGACACCAGTTAACTGGATTGCAAAGTCTGCGACTGTATTGGATGTTGTACTTCCGTATAAAATACTTGTATCAGTATCAAACCAGACTTTATGAGCAGCAGGAGAGTTATCAGAACTGAAACCTAACAAGGTAGTAATACCACTTAGATCAATCTTATCTTTTTGTGAGTGATTAAAATCAGTGATTACATCACGAGTAGCATTAGTATTAGTTGATGTAATTGAATTAGCAAATACAAATGTATCAGAACCTAATCCGCCAGTTAACTTATCTAATATCATAGTACTTGTTAAAATATCGTTAGCTGCTGATGTTTGTTTGCTATATGTAATAAATCCAGTTGATTTTGTTTCAGATTCTGCATATCCTAATTTATCAGTATAAGACACTGTTAAATTGATATAATTATACGAATTTGCATAATCAGCCGGTTTTACTTTATAGGTCATTTTATCGCCTAACGTCTCTCCAGCACTGTTTGTCCATTTATAAGACAACGTTCCTAATCCGTCTGCATCTTTAAGACTAGTTGCTGCAGTTAAGGTGTTACCAACGGTTGTTGCACCATTAATTGATACGGTGCCGGTATGAACGTGATTAAAAATATGAGATGTAGTTGATGTAGTCGGAGTTCCATCTGAATGAACATATAATGCAGTTACTGAAATATCAGTTTTAAGATCGGCTGCAGTTAAAATATAAGACGAATTAGTTGATAACACAGTATTACCACTTTTCCATTCATATGTAAGATTGTATATGCCATTGCTATCTGCAAGTGTTCCCGGAGCAACAGTTAATGTACTACCTGCAGTTTTTTTCCCAGTGATTTTTAATGTTCCTGTCATAGTTTTCCTTATTGGTGTATTTGTTAATAAAAGTGTAGTTGTTCTTTTGTGTCAGGTACAACTACTAAACCCCGTGAGAGCAGCCCATTCCAGTCATTTCGCTTCAGCCGACGCAGAGTACTTAAAGTAAGTGCTGGATCTGCAGAATTGTTAGACCGCGTAGCGATCGTTCATAATTGTTTGTAACATAATTGCTTGTGGAGTAAAGTCATCCATATCAGCTGCAAGTACACTTGTCATAATACTTGGACTAAATCCACTTACTAATGCTGCACCTTTTGCATTATACTTAACTGGCACATTGTCATGTGAGTTTAAGTTCCAAAATACAACTTGTGGTACTGTATACCCTGCATCTTCATACTTACGACGAATCATTTTTATTGCAGAATCATCATGTGTTACACAAGCATCAAATTGCATATCAGATAATATTAAAAGTATCTGTGGCATTTCTTCAACAGGTACATTACCATTAACTGCAACTTCTAAAATCTTAGAAAAAGCTGCATGTAAGTTAGTGCCCATTTGCCAATCACTTTTTGACATCTGCGCATACTTCTCAACTATATTACCTTTTAGTGTAACTAACTCTGGTTTAGAGCTAAATGTTAAGAATGTGTCTTTAAACTTACCAGCATTTTTATCTGCTAAGTATATTCCTAAAGATAATGAAACATCCATACATGTAACAGTTTTGCTTTTACCTGCAGGACAGCCCATAGAACCTGATACATCAACTAATGGTAAAATACTTGCATCACCGACATAGTTAGGTAACGCGTCCCATTGTGCAATAATGTGTTGTTTTTCAAGTAGTGATGGTTGAGACCACCAACCACCTAACCCCTTAACAATTTCATATGGATAGATCGCACCTGCGTTAACTTTAACAGTTGGATCATCACCTTTAACTAATTTAGCAATGTATTCAGCATACTTATCAGTGTGACGAGCAAATGCTTTTTTGTAGCGTGAAGAAGCTACAGATGGAACATGGCTAAAGTTAATAGCGTCCCATTGGTTAGCACACATTTGTGTTTCAACTACTTTAGTAAGTGAAACAAGTGTTTTGCGATAACGTTTTGGAGACCAACCTAAGTAGTTACGTAATTGTACAGCAGTATCTCCTTTACGTGGAATCCATTTAGCAGCAAGTCCATTTTGCGCTTCTAATGCATCTTTAATTAATCCAAATGCATAGTCCTTTAAGTTTTGTGTTTTGAACACAAGTAAGTCATCGTAGCGACCGAGTTCAGGAACTTTAGCTGCAAGTTTTTTAGCAGCATCTGGATCTGAGTTTTCAAGATGTAATAAAATATCTCTAAACAACTGACGTTCACCTGCACCGCCACGTACATCACGTACCCAAGCTGCAATACGTAATGCAAGATCTCTATCTTCTACATAAGCAGCAACAAACTCTGGGGTGATGTTTTTCCCACGTGATGCACCTGCCTTAAAGAAGAGATCAACTAATGCACTTGAGGTTGATTTACGTGCTTTCATACCGTTTTCAGTACGTGCTTCTTGATTTGCTATTGCTTCAATAAATGTTGACATATTATTCTCCTCAGTTTATGTTGTGTTTTGTGCTGTTAATAAACTTATTGTTTATGCTGTGTATTATACACTAAAAAAAGTATTTGTCAACTATTTTTTAGAGAATAAAAAACCGCGTATTAAGCGGTTTATTCTTCTTCAAATTCAAATTCCCAACCTTCTGGCATGTTACTTCCTATCCAGTTAGCTTTTTCTAATGTAATCTCACCGGATGCTAATTTTTGTTGAGTTGTTGCAAAAATTTCTGCAAGATTATCTGGGTCAAGTGTAAAAAATACATCGTCGTCTTTATCGGACATAATATACCTCTATAAATTGTTAGTGGAAGGAATAGCAGGATAGTTTGGGCGTTTAGTTGTTTATTTTACAGTCGAGCATTGCCCCTCGACTGATGCTTGCACAATGACTGCTAGTGCAAGCTAATTAGAAAGCTAGTTCTTAGACCAGCAAATTCTGTTTGCTGAACCTATCCTATTTTTAACGGTATAGTAGTTCTTACTTTTTTTATACTAGGTAAAGAGTCCTAGGGTTGTCTGTGACACCACAGACCAGCCATAGTTGTGTTGCAGTATCTATACCAAACTGTTAACCAACTTTCATTACAAAGTTGATTATAAATCTATTTTTATTAAATCTTGGATTTGATGAAGCATGAAATCTATCTGATTCAAAAATTACTGCTCTGTTTCGTTTAGGTGTGACACGTTGATTAAGTGTTAATTGGGTTGGTGGTTGTCCACTAACTGGATCCCAGAATTCATTAAACAAGAATGTATCGCCGTCTGAATCGTTTACATAGTAAATCATACTGTAATGAGATCCAGTTTTATCATCAGTATGTGGAAAATTATAATGATCAGCTGATGCATTTGATTGTTTTAATAATAAGTTAACTTTAACTCGATCAACAGAACAAATATCTTTTTCAACGTGTTCACCTGCAGTAAATACTACTGCTTTAAGTCTTTCAAAATAATCTTTAAACTTAGATTCTTCAGTATATGACGAATTTAATAATGTACAAACAAACTGTCCATAGTCTTCACAATTGTCATCTATAACAAATGATACATCACCGTATTGATCAGCTGATGATGTTTTTTCTTTGTATTTGTACATTAATTCAGTTTCAAGTTCATACTGAATTTGATTAGCATACATTATTGGTAAAAAATTATCAATTACTTTAATCATTAACCGGTACGTTGAATTAAATGCCAACCAAACTGAGTTTGTACTGGTTTACTAAAGTTACCAATGCCTAACGAAAATGCTGCTTCTTCAAATGGTTGAACCATTTGTCCTCGACCAAATGCGCCTAAGTTTCCACCACTTTGACCACTTGGACATTTACTATTGGTTAATGCTAACGCACCGAAATCTGCACCTTCGTTAACAATTTTATTGTATAAGTCATTTGCTTGTTCTTCAGTTTCTACTAAAATGTGTTTTGCTTGAATTGATGTCATATTATTTCTCTTTAAAATTCGTAATATAAGTTAAAAGTATTAATACCGGTTTCTAATTGATTATTTTGAAAGTCAGTTTTCTCATTATATATAGGAGTTGATGCCATTTCTTGTAATGAGCTAACTTCATATGTCCACCACTTGCTAGTTTGACGATATGGAGTTCCGTAGGAGTCAAATGGAATCTCAATAGTTGATCCGCTGTTTTCGTATGCAAATCTTGGAATTACAAAATAATAAAACTTATCAAAAATTCTATCATAAACTTGTACACGTAATCCGCCAGTTTTATTTTTAAAAGAACTTATAGGAGCACTATAAGTAGTATTAAAGTTTCGACGTCTAACTGTAACCATTTTGCAATCAGAACCATCGGATAAATCTGCAAAATCTTTTGATATTACAGTTTGTCCTCCAAGATTTGCTACTGCATATTCTAATGCAGTTGATACTTGAATTAACCCGTAACTTTGCAAAATACCAAAAGTTTTTTTGCACATTTCTTCCCACTGTGGAAGAAACTCTTTAATATTATCAAGATGTGCATTTTCTAACTCAAGATTTTCTAACTTATTTGCCATATGTTGCCTATATGTAATAGTTAATTGGAGCGGGAGACTAGTGTTATCTAGTATCCCTAAGTTATGTATAAATAATAGCATGAATCTATTATTTTGTCAATGCTGTAATGCATCTTTTATTCCAAAAGCAGGATCTCTTGGAAAGTTTTGTTCTTTATCATGCTCGTCTCGGCATAATAACAAACTTAGTACTGAAAAGAAAATTTCTAAATACATGTTAAATCCTCTAGCATGCAACTGTTGTAATAAATCGTTAGCATATGAAAAACGTAAAAATAAATTTTGTTCTAATCGATGCGCTGCTATAGTTTCTAATAAGGTTGAACGAAAACGTGGACCAACACCTAAAGAAAAACTACTATATTCAAAAGTAAAATTTTATTTATGTACACATACTAACAAGTGGTATGTAAATCGAAATCCTAACGGTACTGTGCGTCGTTCATCGCCATATATTAAATCCGAAAAAGAAAAATATTACGCTGCATCAAGATTTAAATTTAACGTGTATCACTTTCCTAACGAGTTTAATTTGTCTTTAATCGAAACTCACGGGTGGTATACGTGCCCAGGTAAAAAACGATCAACCTTCCCTAAAAACTTATTAGGTGTAAGCAGAGATCACATTATATCAGTTAGCTACGGATTTGCAAATAATATCGATCCTGCTATTATATCGCATCCTGCTAATTGTAGAATTGTTCTACAATCAGATAATAAGAAAAAACATTCTACTTGTGATATAACTTTATCTGAACTATTACAAAAAATTATTATATGGGATCAAAAATACAGTGAGCGACGTACCGGGCTCGAACCGGTCTTGTTCTAACTTGGAAGGATAGTGCCATACCTACTAGGCGAACGTCGCTCACTGTACTCTTTTTCTAAAATAACTGGATGCATTTTAAATTTCATGGAAAGAAAGTTTAAAGTTGCAGTTAGCATCCAAAACTGTTGTATGCAAATACTATAACTGAATGCATTAAATTCACCATTGAAAGTAATAATTGCTGTTAGCATTCAAAAACTATAGTATTCGCGTACTATGTTGGTCGGGATAACACGATTCGAACATGCGACCTGACCGCCCCAAACGGCCCGCTCTACCAAACTGAGCTACATCCCGGTAATTTGTTTAAACTGTTGTTTAACTAATGCGTGTATTATACATTGTTTTATGTATTTGTCAACTATTAATTAAACCTTTTTGTATTTGGAGCCAGGTAGGAGACTCGAACTCCTGATGGGTTTCCCCGACGGATTACAAATCCGTTGCAATGGCCACTATGCGAACCTGGCAAATATAACTATTACTAAAACACTTGATATTTAGTGCTTTAGTAATAGCTATCATTTAAAAATGACAACTACTACACTTTCGTTAATGGAGAAAGTTTTCTGTTGTTTAATGGTGTGCTTTTACGCTAAAGACCTGTCTGCGACATCCTAATTAACTCTCGGACATGTTAAGTTTAACTATTAGGAAAAACATCCTTAACATTAGGGGGTACCTCCCTCATCCGTTTAATATAGCAATCACTTTAGACTCGTAACAGCCATTAAGGCATATTGCCGGACTCTATATTAACGCAGTTACATACACTTACAGGTTGCTTTCGCACTGCCGTAAGTTTAAGTATCACTTTAGCAAAGTTTGCGGGTCACTCTTTAAATGATGGCTGCTTATAAGCCTACATCCCAATAAACTTATGTTAATGCAATCAATCTATCAATGTTTTGTTCCATTAATAGCTTGATTCTATCTTTATCAAAATTGTTATTTTGTAAACAGTTTTGATGTTGTAATCTAAACAAAGTTTCTTTTGCTTCGTCATATATTGATAATGCCCATATCTGCGTACCACAAAACCCACTTGCAGCTAACTTGATCATTTGCCATCCGTCACCTTTGATAAACGAATGTTTTCGTTCAAGTTCAGGACCAACATATTTTCTTAGAAACTCATGTGTATCTGATATTCTATTTTCATAGTCTTCATTATACATTACATTTCCATATATTACTAACATTAGAAACCTTTGTTTAAATTGTTAAATGGGGTAACTGCCTTTACGGTAGCATCCTTATTTGTTATATGTTATTTTTCTACCTTTATACCATCCTTCTGGAATATTAGTAGTTTTAGGAATGGATTTATTTTCAATTCCGTTTGTAATCCACATTTTACCATATTGAGAATTTTTATTTCCTTTTTGATGAATAGAACTTTTTTCACCAATAAGTTTCTTAGTATGTTCAGAATGTGTTTTACCATTAAATGTACCAGACCTACCTTTTAATGAATCTGATATTTTTTTAGATATTAACGCAGCAAAAACTGGATCTTCTTTTTTGCGATTTTCAAGAGTAATTTTCCCTCGTGCAAAGTTATCTTTTACATTAGAAGTATATCCATTATTTCCATACAAATTCTTTTTATTGTTGTTTATATAATCAAAGCCGCCACGACCGCCTATTTTAATATTATAAGTTCTAGTACTAGCAACAAATGATTCGTTTACTATTTCAGCTTCTTTATCATACATTTCTTTTGAATTATTAAAAACATGCAATATTTGTTTACTAAACTTTTCAATACCGTATTTTATTTTAGCTCGATTTAAAATCTTACCTGATCCCATATAATCATCATTTATGTCTAATGTTTTATGACAACCTATATAGATTTTATTATTAATGATATTTGTAATTTTGTATATTATGTAATAAGTCATGCATTTAGTGTTAGTAAGGTGTTAACACCTTACTAATCCAATTATTCTTTTAGGATAATGATTTAACGTGCGGAACTTTTATAAAGCATCCTAAACCACACAAACATACTAATTGGCGTCGCTACGGGGAATTGAACCCCGGTTGCAAGGATGAAAACCTTGTGTCCTAACCACTAGACGATAGCGACATATATTGGTGGAGATCCCTGGATTCGAACCAGGTGCCCAGAGGGCATGGATTTACAGTCCACTGCAGTCGCCAATGCCGCTCGACCTCCGACGTTCTTTATTTATACAAGTTCTGCATGATTAGTTGTAGTTGTGACTAAATCTAACACACCTATTTTTTTAGCACGATTTTCTAAAAGTACAATTCTGTTACGAATTTTATTTTTATCACGTCCACGACCTGCTTTTTCAAGTGCTGTCTTAGCTTGAGCTAAGTTTAGCAATTTAAGTCTAGGTCTGCCATTACGTGTTACTTTTGGATCTGCAGTTCTATTTGCTTTACTGATGTTCGCCATCTTGTGTTCCTTTATCTAAATTTTCGTTATTAGCATGACTGCCGTGTGAGTTTGAAATGATTTCTGTTTTGGGTTCTTCTTTCTTACCAAAAATCTTATCCCAGTTATCATCAAACTGAGATTTGCTAACGCTTAATGGTCTTGCTCTACTGCCTTTACCTGCCATAATAATCTCCTTTTGTTATATTAGAACACACTACAATAACGGAGTCGAACCGTATACTAAATTGCGATTTAGTAGTGAACCGCACTACGTTGATCAGACGCTGTAGTATGCTTTAATATAACAACTTTAACAGAATAGCTTGCTCACCATTGAGCATTATCGCTAAGATAGCAATAATGGAATCGAACCATTAAATAATTTGCTGTGACTATTCTAAAATTAACAGGATAGAATTTACTTTTAGATTAAGAGTCCAATGTAAATTGTTGCTGTTACTATCCTAAAACTGTTAAGTCCAAACCAATCTTGCTATTGTAGCTTGCTTTGGATCTTTAAATTGAAATATTATTATGTGAGTAGTGTCTGTTCGTCCACAATGATATTTATAATCAACTTCGTGTACTAAATTGCGTTCCTTGCACCATTTTGATATTTCAAATGCTCTTTTTACATCCCCTGTAAATGTAGCAAATCCTTCTGCATGTGCGTAATCTGTATTCATAGTTACCTTATGTGTTTATCAGAATGCATTTTATTTACCAGTGCGTCTACTCTTTCGCCAAATGCAATATTGCATTGCAGGACTTGCACCTGCACATCGTTAGATACCGGTTTCCATTAAATTATGATGCAGTTAGCATTCTAAATATAGCAGGATCCGTTTAATATACGCGCTCTAACCGTTAAGCTAACTGTTATTACTAACAGTGTAGGATTCGAACCTACATCACGTGCTTCAAATGCAAATTATTTTATGCTGTTTAGATCCTAAAACTTTTAAAACTTATTAAAAAGAACCTTGTAAAGTTTTGGTTTCATCGAGCTGATGCGGTCAACGTTTTACAGACGCCCTTTACTAGTTCCGCCAACATGACTACCATAGTAACTAGAATCAAAGCACTGTAATTGCCTGAAACTCTCACTCATTACAACTTGCAGTCTATAACTACCCACTGTGCCCCTTCCGGAGAACACGTTGTGCTTGCTTGCGCAAAAGTTTTTTCAGTAGTTGGGTTCTTTTTAATAAACTTTTTAACAGGTTCCACATAGTGTTACAAATATGTACGGAACATCTTTTCCGCACTTCTGCAATGTATTGCTGTAGGAAACCTAAAAAACTATTTAACAGAATGTATTTTAGTCATATTCAAAAATGATGTTAAGTTGCTGTTAACATTCTAAAACTATTGTACTACGTAACTAACTGCTTGTCAACACTTTTTTTTTAATTTTTTTAAGGAGTTTTAACAGGTTTCACAATTTTGATCAATTACTCTACCAACTGAGCTAATGTTACAAGTAACATGCAGGAATCGAACCTGCGACACACTGAGATATTAAATTGTTGCTGTAGGAAACCTATTTTCTTTTTGCTAATCTCTTAGGATAGCTAATACTTCATCTTCACGCATAATGATAACTTCATCATCATGTAATTTAATAGGCTCTCCAGCGTGCTTTCCGTATAACACTTTATCGCCAATTGCAACTTTTATTTCTCGGAACTGACCATTATCCATATGTTTCCCTGTTCCTATTGCTAGTACTGTTCCAATTACAGATTTCTCTTTTGAAACAGGTGCAATTAAAATACCACCTTCCGTTATACTTTCTGCAGGATCTTGTCTTACAACAATACGATCGTGCAAAGGAATTACGTTTTCTTGTGTTACTGCCATGTTGTGTACCTTTGTTGTTTAGTATGTGCATATTATACACTAATAAAATTGTTTGTCAAGTGTTTTTTATTCTTTTGGATATAACATTTCACCAATAAGTAAACAACCAAACGATAATATTAAGTAATCAATAGGTGACAACAGGTATCCACTATCATGTATATACATTAATAAAGTTACATAAAACAATATACCTGCTGCTAACCCTTTATTGATCATTTCTTTAACTCATCCAGTCTTTGTATCTCCTTGAAAGCTGCAACTGTTTTAGTAATTGCAATTCCAAATAAAGTTCCTACTGCTAACGCTATCGGTACTAGTGGCATTATTTTTCTCCTTTTAGTAAATTATATAGTATTTCAAATGGATAATATATTCCAAATGCTATAATTAAAAAGAGTGATAGTGGCCAACAAAAGAATCCTATCACAATAAAGTAGTTGCGAAACGGACTATGCTTAACAACTGGTGCATTTGATAAAATTGTAGCACACCCGGCCCCTAATATTAAGTATGAAATACTTAGCATTCCTATCACAATTACATCTGTTGATACCATTACTTAACATCTCCACATTACTACTGGCCAAAAGACCATGCGGTGTGTCCATGACACTAAACTTCCAGCATCATCACTGTTATCAAATGACAACGTTGCAAAAAGTGCACCTGCTATGTAGTACGCTATTGCTATCATTATTAAAAATTCCATTACATTTCCTCTTGGGCTAAAAACCATGTACGTGCTACATATTTAACTCTTGTTATTACATCTTTGATTTCTAGATGGCTAGCAACAAGTGTATCAGTTTCTTCTTTAACAACATCGTCTGCAATCCATTTTAAGAATACAGGAGTGCTTTTAGGTTCAATACTGATGTTGTTTACTTTTAAGTATTCTAAACCTTGAGTAAGTCTAGATTCAGTAACTACTGTATCAGCAAACTCGTTAATGGAGTTAACTTTTTCTACATCAACACTTGCTAGTGTTTTAACTTTAGATGAACTGTGTTTTTCACCTTTAACTTTAAACATAAATCGTGATTGTTCATAACCAGGAGTAACACATTTCCAAACAATACCTTCACCTACACCTTCAACACCAAAGTGTTGAGCAATTGGACATTGTTGTTCTACTGCAACAGTAAGATCCGCAAGCTTGTTTTGCGCAAGCTCAGGTTCGTTAAAGTTGATATCCATTGTGTATGTTTGGAAGTCATAAATTGTAAATAAATTTTCAGGCCATGCTTCGGTATTAAAACCTGCAATTTCTTTAGCATACGCAATAGTATGCTTAAACTCAGTTGGAGTAAAATAAACGCGTTGAACATCTTCGTCTTCATTTTTACCAGCTGACCATGCAACAATGCCAAAGATAATAAACATTTTAGGAACATTACTAATTCCTACACCTTTTTGAACACCTTGCCCGCACCATTCGCCAAAGATAGAATAATGTGTTAAGTTGTAATCAACTTTGTGATGTGCAGCTGAAGTTAATAAGTTAATAAACGTTTCTTTATGTTGTTGTGCATATTTTGCCCAACCATAATTGTCATCATCTATTGTTAAAATACGTTCACGTGATTGCGCCCAAAATTCATTATATTTAGGAAACTCGCAAGCAACGCTAGCATTAGTGCCATGTGCCTTAACAGAACCTTCAAACGTTAAAGTTGGCATAGGTGCAAATGGATCAAAGGTTGGTGCACCATTGTCATCTAACCCTTTAAAGGTAGCACGACTTTTAACTTCTCTAACTACTTGTCTAAATTGATTAATGCTG